CTGGGACTTGTATGATAATCGGTTTAACACAATACATCTTTTCACAACCTTATCCCTCCTCGACTTACGCCATATCTTCTAATTCTTCTTGTCCTTGTGCGTCTTCTACGTCGTCGCATTTTATACCTCCATTATTTTTAATATTTAAATTTAATTTTGCCAGACCTTGCATCTTTAAGTTGTTTCCGAATATCCTTTCTACCTTCAGGAGTCCAAAAAGGTTTAATAGGAGTTTTTATAGACTTTCCTTTAGCTTTACCATCTAAAACCTTTTTAACATTATCAGAAACCGTGTTACTTGAGCCCATATAATCTCTAAAAAGCTGACTAAATACATTAGAACCTGAAGTCCCAGTGGTTGTCATATTATTAGCCTCAACTTTAGCTTTTTTTCCTTCCTGATAAGTCTTAAAAGTCTGTGCATTTGTGTTATCAATATTCGTTCGCATCTGTTGTAATTCAACAGGAAGTAATTTAGAAAGACGTTGTTGTTGCATTCTTGTGTATTCCTCTTGAACTCTTGTGTATTCCTCTTGAACTCTTGTGTATTCCTCTTGAGCTCTTGTCGCAGATATGTCAGCCTCCATTCTAAGAAGATTCATCGCAGTTATAACACTATCCGCAAGACTATCCCCAAGTTTATCAAGTTGTGGAGCTGTTACAGGAACATAGCCACCTGTGCCAGCGCCTTGACCTGCAGCCAAAACAGGAGACAAACCAGACGCCTTCAAATCTGCAACACGCCTTGCTATAGACGTATCCTCACGCTTAAAAATCTCACGTTGAACGCCCTTTTGCCATGCTAAAGTATCTTTCTGAGTCTTATAATTTAGAAGACCCGTTAAAAGATTAGCACCTAATGACGCACCGATAAGACCAGACATAGTCAATCCTGCTCCTCCTGCTGCTGCTCCTGATCCTGCCAAAAGAGAGCCCGCTGAAGCTATCGCCGGAACCATCTCAAACCTCCTTTTATATGTTATTGACAACATCAATAACATACTCTTTTGTATTTGTCAATTAAAAAAGTGGTGTCACTGGGCTATATTCACAACGAGAGAGGAATATAGCCACAGTGCCACCGCATTTAAAAAACTCAGGGGTTTTCCCCTGAGTCCTCTTTTTGAACCTCTCCTGAGCCTTCCTGTGCAGTCTGAGAGGCTTTTAAAAGCTCCTTCTGTTTTAGATTGTTTTTGACAACTTCTGACACTATAAAAGCATCTGCCATGTCAAAATTTTTCGACCTCGTAGGGTCTGAGAAAGACTCGTCAATATCTTCACCGTCAAAATCATACATCTCCCTGCGATGCTCAACAAGTCTTTGTCCAGCCAAAATCATGTTTTCAATCCTGACTTTAGCTGAAATATATCCTGCTTTTTCAACAAGAACCTCTCCTAAATTAACTTCTCCGGGAGACTTCTCATGATTATATTTAGTTTGAAACTTCATTTTTTACCTCCTTTTTAATTATGGTCAATAAGACCCGGAACAGCCATGTAAGGCAGTGGTCTAAAAGCCTTAATAACATTAGCAAAGTTTACAATAAGTCCCGGTTCGGAAGGGACTGCAAAAATATCCTTTCGAGGAACGCACTTAATGAAATCACCATTGAGAATCGGAGAAGAACCAAATTGACGTCCTAAATGCCAATAGTCAAACGTCGTCCGCATACCTGAAACTACCTGACTATTTTTCGTCCTCATCTCATCGTAACGACCCTGATAACCAAATATATCCAGATTATGTGATTCAGAACCAGTGGCATAAATTTCAGCATTCAAAATTGCCTGCTCAGAGAGATTGGCAAACTCTGGAAAATAAAAATCATATTTTGTTTTTCTAAGCCATTGCTTATCGATGCCTTGCGAGTATGCACTGCGAGGCATGATTGACATAATGCCAATAATAAGCCCAAACTCCTGAGCATGATATTTTCCACAATAGGCATCAGAGACACCGATGCCATGCCCTGCTAAATTGCCTTGAGGAGTAGTAGAATCAGTTGACGACGTCTGCAACACCTCCGAAATAACCACAGGGGACTTAGAGCCTCCAATATATTCAGGACGATCCAAACGCTCATCAAGAGGAGCAACTCCAAAATGAGCACGTAAGAATTCAGTATATCTAACTCCTGCCCTTGCGTTTCTTTCCATCCATTTTTGTATTTGAAAAGCTAACCGCAAATCGGCTATGTCGAAAGTGCTCGCTGTGGAAAGATCAACTGTGTTACTATTGAACCAAGGTTTCAAATAGTTTTGAGTATACAACTCGCTGACCTCTACACCAACTTGGGTACCCGAAAGCTTTAAACCAATATTTCCACCCTCAGGAGCACCAAACTTATTATCCGCCCAAATTGCGTGCGTCGTGCCACTTAACGGCAAGGCCGGAGCAGTGCCACGCTGTTGCCAAGGGAGTGCACTCGTAAAATAATCTTTTTCCCAACATCTATTTAGTATAAGCTCATTCGTAAGAGAAACTTCTGACTGTAAATTCTCATCCCTGTAATACTCATTATAAACGAGATTGTAAGCACGACGGGGGAAATCGATAGGATAAGCTCCGTCTGGATCTACGCCGACGGGAAATCCAAAAAAATCCCAGAGAGATCCTTCCGTTATTATTGTGGGTTGCCACTCTGGAATAGGGTCGGCAAATTGACCATCGGGTCCGCCGGAGATAAAATCCTCCCAATCATCCCAGAGTATACGGTAAGGAACGAAGAAATAATGCACATACATGTTTATTTCGTGGAGGATCGGAGCTACAAGAGGCTGGAATCTGACAACAGCCTGATTGCCTACTATGAAAACATCGCCGGGAACGACTTCATCACACATAACAGGAATAAGCTGTGCCATATCACAAGTCAACTTCTTCTCATAAGATAAATCAAAAACAGATCTACGGGGATATAAACCACCAACCTGCGAAAACACATTTCTTTTACTCATGATTTAACCTCGCTAATATAAGTTTGACAAGCTTTAAGCTCTTCAAGCTTTTTACAATAGCTTTGATAAAGACTATGAAAATCAACCTCATACGGACTTTCGATAATAAGCTTCATCTCTTCTGTGTCGAACGTTCCTAAACAATACAAAGCATAATCAGTAACATCTATTACATCGTGCATCATACTGCAAACTTGGCGAATAGCTATGCCATCATTTTTTGCCGAAAAAATTGGCCCGCATTCACAGGCAATTAAGTCTCTAATGCAATAAACTTTCATTTCTGACATGTTTTACCTCACTTAAATTATTTTTGACGCTGCCGCAGGCTTCCTGCCTTTGGACGCTGTCGCAGGCTTCCTGCCTTTGACGCCCCGCCTCAAAGGGTTGAGGCGAGGTTCATTAAAAAAAATAAAAAAATTAAAGTCTTGACTGCTTTAAATTTACTCTAGCTTCTAAGTCTCTCTTCTTCTTCTTTCTGCGTCGCATTTCTCCTTCCCATATACTTTGTATCAAGTCAGAATTCATGCTCCGCAAAGCATCATCAGAACTTATATTGACACCAGAGTAATACTCATTCTTTTCACAGTCATTATAAATAGTTTGCTCTCTTATTTTATCTACATCCAAGCCAAGCTTCCGGATATAGTAACGAGGAATACTATGTTTAACCCCTTTAAGAGTTATATAAGATAAGTCTTCTATTTGCTCTTTATTATCAAGAGCATATTGTAAACCAATACCTTGAGACAAAAGCCGAAAAACAGGCTCAATGCCTTGTTGAGTATACATCTCATCAGCTAAATCACCTGTGAACTTTTTATCGATATATTGAGCAACATACCTTATAGAATCAGGTTCAGCTAATCCAAAGCTTTTCCTTCGAATAGAAGAGTTAGTCCAGTCACATAACGGCCAACAATCAATGACTTTATTTCTATCCTCTGGAGACAAACCAACTCCAAAAAGTATTGCATGATAGTGAGGACGCATTGTCTGTCCACCATATTCACCGCAAGCAAAATACTTTACCTTTCTATCTCCAAGACTTTTCCGAAGTCGCTTAAAAAATAGCTGTAAATGCCTTTTTCGAAGACTACCGTTCTCAGGCAAGTTTTTATCATCATAAGTTAAAGTAACAAAGGACGACTGAGGATGATAAGACAACTCATGCAACATTCTTAAAGACCATTCCTTACGCTTAGCAATTCGACACCCGACACATTTTCCGCAAGGGACTTCCAAATCCTGAACGGCCTTGAGACCTTTGACTGGGACTTGTATGATAATCGGTTTAACACAATACATCTTTTCACAACCTTATCCCTCCTCGACTTACGCCATATCTTCTAATTCTTCTTGTCCTTGTGCGTCTTCTACGTCGTCGCATTT